TATAGAAATAAGGGATCTAGATTTTCAATAGAAGAATTCTTTCGAGCATTTTTTCAACAAGAGGTAGAGGTTGAATATCCAAAAAAAGATATTTTTACTATTGGTAGAGATGCAATTGGTTATGATTCACAGAAATTTATACAAGATTATGCAAGATATCAGATATTCTCAATATTAATTAAAGTTGGTCTTGGCATACCAACTTATAGAGAATTATATAAAAAGTTTGTTCATCCTGCTGGTTTTTATTTTGAGGGTATTGTTGCAGTAGAAGGTGAAGCAAATCTTGGTATAGGTACTATGCCATTATCTATTGCAGATTCTGCAGAACTTAGTCTTATTGGCGAGGCATCTATTGGATTCAGTCTCTTTAGTACAACAACCGGACTTATCGATAGCGAAGGAACTAACATTAGGTATGGTATAGATAGAACCCCAGCGGCATTTTCGGCCCTAACAATTACTCAGCTGAACAATTACTATCAAAGTATTGCTGAAGTTATTAGTCCGAATTCGTTTACTATGGATGACAGTGGAAATTCAGGTTCACCGCTTATGTCACTTACAACTGAAACTATGGACGCAAATATGTTTACAAGATATCTAAGTGATTCGAGTTATTAAGTATAAATAGATGTAAATATTCTGTATAGGATAGAAGATGACAAGACAAAATATCAATATCGGCACAGTTGCAAATGATGGTACAGGCGATACCCTCAGGCAAGCTGGTGAAAAGCTAAATGACAATTTCGTAGAGATCTATCAGAGATTTGGTGGGGATAGTAATATTCTTATGCCAGGTATTCAATTTGATAGTAACGGTATTATTTTTGAAGGAACAACCCTTGATAATGTCACTACTAGAATTACAGTTGTAGACCCTACATCTAATCGTATTGTAACTATTCCAGATTATACTGGGGAAATGATTGTCGATAGCGCCACGCAGACTATGTCAAACAAGACTATCAATGACGCTAGACTTGTACATCCTGATATTGCAGATTCCGCCGACGCTACATATTTTTATTCATTCACACCAATTGATGCTAGTTTAATGTCGAAAAACATTAATCTGAATCTTCCTTCTCTTTCTGATAGTGATACAATAGTTACAAATACATCAGTATCTACTATGTCAAGTAAAACATTAACAGCTCCTACAATTATTGCGCCTACAATTGGTAGTAGAATAGATGATTCGAATGGAGCAGAAATTATTATTTTGACGGCTGCGGCTTCGGCAACCAATGAAATAACTATATCAAATGGAGCTACTAATACTGGCCCTACTATATCAGCTTCTGGAACAGATACTAATATTAATTTAAATATTAACCCTAAAGGGAATGGCTCAGTTGAGATTGGGAAAATAGCGCTAGACCATAACGATCAAACTAGCAGCGGCGCTGTTGATCCTACCTCGTCATATACTGTATTTAACCAAGGTACTCCTATCGCAGCGTCTTTAGCAAATGGTACAACAACTGGTGAAATGAAAATCATGTCTAATAAAGGTGCCGGTCTAGTAACAGTAACACCAACTAGCTTTCCACAAGGTAACTCTTTTTCGATCGCACAATATGGTGCGTGTCAATGTATATGGGATGGAACAAATTGGCTTTTGATCGGCGCGGCAGATTCTGCAGATGCGTATATTTCGATTAATTAATAGGAAATTAAAATGACGGCTATTGTAACAAATCGGTTAAAAAAAGACCTACTTGAATCAGTTTATAATGAAATTGTTAATCTAACAGACAATTACTACGTAGCGGTTGGTCGTACAGAACAATGGGATAGTTCTGATACTGTTCCTGATCCTAGAAATAGTCTCAGAGATGAACGTAATTTCAGACTATCTATGCAGTCTATTAAAAAGATTACAGACGTTTCATATGTGATTCCCCGGTATAATTGGTCAACGGGAACGATTTATAATTCGTGGGATGACGATCTAGCAGGTTTACCAGTAAATTCTTATTACGTATTAACAGAAGACAATCAGGTATATGTATGTCTTCAATCTGGTAAAAATGCACAGGGAACGGTAGTTGCATCTACAGTAAAACCTACTGGTTCATCAACAAGGCCCATAAAAACTTCTGATGGTTATGTGTGGAAATTCTTATATGGTTTAACTGGCGCAAATTCAAGTAAATTTCTTTCTGCTAATTTCCTACCAGTTCAATATGTTAATGATTCATCTGGATCCCCTGCAATTAACGCAGCTCAAGCACAACAGGCATCTGTACAAGAGGCAGCATCGAAGGGACAAATTTTAAGTATCCTGGTAACTGATGGTGGTACTGGATTTACTTCTACCCCGACGGTTAATATTCGAGGAGATGGAGTTGGGGCTTCAGCAACGGCATTTGTATCAGGTGGTTCGATCGTTAAAATCGATTTGGATTCATCATCAGATAGCACAATGACTATGGGACATAGCTATAATTTTGCTGATATTACCCTTACCGGTGGTGGTGGGGGTACAGGCTTTGCTGGAAGAGTAATTATTGGCCCTGATTCTGGTATCGGTGCAAATGCTGTTAAAGATCTTAGAAGTACTTCTCTTTTATTTAATATCAAGCCGGCCGGGGATGAAAATGAAGATTGGCTTATTAATGATCAGGATTATAGACAAGTAGGTCTTATTAAAAATCCTAAAAATAATAATAGTCCTGACTCAGATTATACTGCTGTTACTGGTAGAGCACTAAGATATCTACTTCTTACCTCACCATCGGATGCAACTACTTTTACACGTGATGTAACTATTACCGGTACTAACTCTGGTGCAAAAGCAATTATTGATGATATAGATAGTGATAGATTATATGCTCATCAATCTGAAGCTACTGGTTTCTTACCATTTAATGAAGGTGAACCTATAACTGGTGGTGGTGCATCTGGTACACTGGTTAGTGAGGGATCTGATGCAGACTCAGATGCTTTTTATGATGATGATGTAGATAGATTTTCCGGAGATTTACTCTATTTAGAAAATAGAGCAGCAGTAGCAAGAACAGCTGAACAAACAGAAGATATTAAAGTTATTATTACGCTATAAGGTAAAAAAAATATGGCTACTACTCTTACTAATGCAACTTTTTCGAATACCTATAAAGATGATTATACAGATAGCGATGGCTATTATAGGATCTTGTTTAATAGTGGACGAACCCTTCAGGCGCGCGAGCTTACACAAGCGCAAACCATTATTAATAACCAGATTAAAAGAATGGCATCTGACATATATGTAGAAGGTTCAGTTATAAGTGAAGGTAGCTTAAATCCAAATCCCCTATACGAATTTGTTAAATTAAATACTTCTGTTAACGCTTTACCCTCATCATATAATGATTTAATTGGTACCTCATTTACTGGACAGACAAGTGGTGTGGTAGCAAAGGTTATTGAAGTAGTACCTGTAGAAGGGTCAGATCCTGCTACTCTATATGTTCAATATACTAATACAGCATCATCGCCGGCTGCAACGACAGCGCCAATTAGATTTAATCCCGGAGAAAATATAGACAACGGTAGTACAACTTTATCTATCCAAACTACTAATACTGTTGCAAACCCAGCATTGGGGGTTGGATATAGAGTTTCTGTTGGTGCTGGGGTTTATTATGCTAAGGGATTTTTTATCTTTACTGAAGCACAGTCAATTATTCTTTCAAAATATACTGATGATCCAACTGCAGAGATTGGGTTTAAAATTACTGAAGAAATTGTAACTACAGCTGATGATGTCGATCTATTTGATAATCAGGGCTCGACACCAAATCAGTCTGCGCCAGGCGCTGACAGATATAGAATACGTTTAACCCTTATTAATAAAATTAACTTGGCTGCAGATGAAAACTTTATACACGTGGCCACAATAGATGAAGGATCCGTAAGATCTGCAGTTGTTGTCTCAGACAGATATAATGTTCCAAATGAAGTAACTGCAATAAGAATATCTGAAAATTCTGGCGATTATATAGTTAGTCCTTTTTCCTTATTATTTGAGCCTGACTCAGCTGATATTGCATTCCTTAATATGAAAGTAAGTCCTGGTGTTGCAGTTGTAGAGGGACATAGAGCAGCTAGAAAGGTTGGGACTCATATTCGAGTACCAAAGGCTACTAGTACCCTAGAAATAAACAACGAGGTTACGCCTGTCGACTTCGGTAACTATGTTATAGTTAACCCTGTCGGAGGTACCAGCGGCCTTCCTAATATTAACGTATTCGAATTAATGAATTTATATGATGCTACTGGAGGTACAGGATCGGTAATTGGTACTACTCGAGTAAGAGCTGTTACAGAAGATGGTGCAAATCTTAAGTACCATCTATTTGATATTAAATTAAATTCAGGTCAAGCATTTCGTGATGTAAAAAGTATTGGTACTGGTTCAACAAATTATTTCAATCCTATTCTAGAGAGTAGTAAAGCGGTTCTTAAAGAAGTATCTAAAAATAATCTACTCTTTAACCTACCAAACATAAGACCCCAGACTATAACCGATTTGAATTTTACAGTGCAAAGAAGATTTGGTAGTTTAACTGCTGATGCATCAGGTAATATTTCTATGCCAACTCTTACTAGTACTGAAGCATATACAAACACCGGTGATTGGCTTATCGCAGATGTTGATAGTGATGTTTGGACAGGATCTACATCAGTAACTCTATCTGGTGATGCTACTAACGGTACTATTTCAGGTGGCCCAACAAATGGCGGATCTGGATATTCCGGTTCGATTGAAGTTTTAGCTTATGTTAACAAATCTGCAGGTAGTATAAGAAGTAAAACTTTAACTAGTAATTCTGTTACTAGAACAATGGATTCGGATGGTAACGGATTTAAATATTTAAGACTTGATAAAGCTGATATCTATGATGTTCAAGAGGTAATAGATGCTAATGACAGTAGCATCAGTTACGCAAATAGATTTACTTTAGATAATGGTCAAAGGGATAACTTTTACGGCCTAGGTAAGATGGTCCTTAATAGTGGTAATTCTGCCCCTGGCTCAAATATTCATATCAAATATCGATATTTTAATCATGGTACTAGCGGAGACTTTTTTGCAGTTAACTCCTATTCTGGGCAAGTAAATTATGGTAATATACCTGATCATACTTTAGCAAATGGGCAGAAAGTCCAATTAAGAAATGTCTTAGATTTTAGATCAGTTCAAGATTCTGCTGAAGGATATACAAATAGTTCTTTAGGGGCAAGAGTCAGTCAGCTACCTCAACCAGGAAATCTTGTCTCCGGTGATGTAACATATTATCTTCAACAGGCAGGTAAATTAGTAATCGATACCCAGGGGCAATTGATCTATGTTAAAGGCGAAGAAGCCTTTGAACCTCGCTTTCCAACAGCTCCAGACAGAACCTTACCACTATATAATATTAGGTTTGGCGCTAATACACTAAATGATTCAGATGTAACAGTAAAAAGAATAGATCATAAAAGATTTACTATGAAAGACATCGAGTCTTTAGAAAAAAGAGTTGATGCTATTGAAGAATTAGCTTCTTTAAGTTTACTTGAAATTGCTACCTCTAATTTCGAGGTGTTAGATTCTGCTGGGTTAAATAGAACTAAGTCTGGTGTGGTAGTTGATAATTTTACTACACATGTTCTTTCCGCTACAAACTATGGCGATTATCGAGCTTCAATTGACCCCTTAAGAATGAATATGAGACCTTCATTCAATGAAGACAATATTAGATTAATTTACGATTCTGACAAATCTATTAATACTATAAGAAAAGGCGATAATGTATATCTTAAACACACCGAGAAAGCTTATATTGATCAGTCTTTAGCTAGTAAAGCAATTCAGATTAACCCGTTTTCGGTTATTGTGTATGAAGGGGTAGCTACCCTTTCACCAACCTCGGATGAATGGAAAGATGTGGTATATACAGCACCAAGAATAGTAAGTGGTGGAACCCTTCTAGATACAAAAAATGCCGTAGGATGGAAAAAATGGGAATGGAACTGGGGTGGTACAGCTCTAGAAGATCTAGTTGTTGGATCCAAGGAATCTAAGAAAAATGTCAAAGGTAATACTACAACAACTTATGTTAATAAGGTAGCCTCAGAGGAAACCATATTAGAAGTTATAGGGGATAAAGTAGTTCAACTTATTGATATCCCTTGGATGAGATCTAGGAAAATATATTTTAAAGTAGATGGTTTAAGGCCTAATTCAAAGGTGTTTGCTTTCTTTGATGAAAAATCGGTTGCAAATTGGGTAAGATCTGAACCATTTGAGTTTTATTCAGATGGTTCAACGGATTATGGAAACACTAAAAATAACGCAACTGAACATCCAGATGGTCCAACTGCCCTTCAAACAGATGCAGAAGGTAGTATTACTGGATCATTCTTTATTCCAAATAATAATACAATAAGATTTAGTACTGGTATAAGACAATTTAAACTTCTTGATATTAGTATTAATAAAGAAGAGGATGCTCTTTGTATTGCTCGAGCAAATTATGCAGCTAAAGGTACTTTAGAAAAAAGAAGAGAAACAATACTTTCCACTCGTTTGCTTGTAATTCAAGGAAGTAAAAAGAGTGTAACTAAAAAACCACCAAGCGGCGGCGGTGGCGGCTTCGACGGATATGAAGGTGGAGATGGTAACGGCGGCGGAGCACCTGACTGCGGCTCTCCCGATGATGGAGGCGGAGGAAATGGAGGTTCTTGTGATGCCGGCGGCTCCTCCGGCGGAGGCGGAGGCGGAGGCTCTACAGGCGGTGGATGTTTTGCAGCCGGAACATTATTTAGAATGGCAGACTATTCATTAAAACGTATCGAACACATTGTACCTGGGGATATAATGTTAGGTGGCGGATCAGTATATGCTATCATGCAAGGAGACGGCATGCGTGAAGAATGGTATAATTATAATGGAGTACATGTTACCGGAACACATCCTGTATACCATAATGGTACATGGGTAAGAGTACACGAAACAAATTCACCAAGAGTAGAAAAACAACCAGTATACTATAGTCTAATGAATGGTAAACATCTTATGATATCAGAAGACGGTCACACATTTACCGACTTTGTAGAAATTGATTCTGAAATCGGTGGAAGAAGTGAATGGATGATAGATATGTTAAATGATACACAAAAAGGTAAGGTGGCATAATGGCAACAAATACACAAGGTTATCAAATTAATAAAAACCCTATTGCTCAGTCATTTTATGTCGATACAATAGCTGGCATATTTGTAACTAAAATTGATCTTTTTTTTGCTACTAAAGATCCTGATTTTCCAGTTAACCTACACCTCAGAACAATGACAAATGGACTTCCGACATTCGATGTTATACCAGGTTCAAATGTTGTTAAAAGTGGTGGCTCTGTTAATACTTCTGTCGATGCTACTGTAGCAACTACCTTCCAATTTGATGAGCCACTATACCTTCAGGGTCAAACTGATTATGCTATGGTAATTACAGCTAATTCGCCTGATTATAAAGTATATGTAGCAGAAATTAATGAATTTTTAATTGGATCTACGGAAAAAAGAATTGACAGACAACCTATTCTTGGAAGTCTATTCTTTTCCCAAAATAATGCTACATGGACACCAGCTCAAGCAAAAGACCTAACCTTCAAATTATACCAAGCAGATTTTGGAAGGAAGAGTGGAGAAATATTCCTAACAAATGCTGTGTTACCTCAAACCCTATTAACTTCAGATCCCATCACTGTAGTAACGGGCGATGCTACTGCTACTGTATATCAACCTATGCATGGATTGCAGGTCGGAGAAGATATTACTATCAGAGACGCTATAGCCACAGGAGGCGTAAATGCTTCTAGTATTAACGGGGCTAGAACTATTACTGCCGTAGATTGGACTGGATACCAATTTGAAATGGATTCTACAGCGGATTCAGATGTAATAGGCGGCGGTTCAAATGTATTATCAAGTAAAAATATACCATTTAACGTACTTTGGCCAAATATATCCCAGATTGTTCCAAAGAATACCAATATGACCTCTTGGATTCGAATGACTAAGAGTAAATCGTTTGCTGGTACAGAAACAGCATTTGTTAAAGAAACAGAATTTAGTACTATTGAAATAAATGCGACAAATTTTACTAAAATACCATTTATGGTAGCACATGATAGCTCAGAGAGCAACGAATTGGCAGGATTAAAATCCTTGGACGTTTCTTTGCCTATGATAACCACAGATTCCGATGTTAGTCCTATGTTGGATTTACAAAGAGCTTCTGTTACTTTAGTTTCGCATATTATTGATAGGCCAGATTCTGTAGCCAGTGACGGATTTAATACCCATTTTAATTTTGTAAATGAAACCGAACCAAATGGTGGATCTTCTGCAGCAAAGCATATTATGGAACCTATTACTTTAGATCAGGATGCTGTAGGGCTAAAGATTATTCTATCTGCTTATCGACCACCTTCAACCGATTTCTTGGTATATTACAGAACAGCAACTGGCGATGAAAATATCATAGAAAAATACTGGACACTTCAGCCGGAAGAGACTAACAACCCCACGGATGAGATTTCTGTAAGAGAATATCGATACACCCCTGGGGGGATAGGGGGTAGCTTACCTGCCTTTACTCAATTCCAAGTAAAGATTGTTATGAGATCTACTAATACGGCAAAGGTACCACTATTTAAGGATGTAAGAGTTATAGCATTGAGTGTATAATGAAGGATAATTATATAGAAATTCCAGATGCTCCCGGACTAGTAAGGGATCAGAATACTACCGCTTTATTAAATATAAATAGATCTGAGGTAGAACAAGCAAGAGAAAGAAAAAAACTTCGTAAACAAAAAGAGAAAGAGTTCGAAGAATTAAAAAATGAAGTTAGTGAAATTAAGGGATTACTTCTTAAACTTATAGAGAAACAGTAATAATGGCAAAAGCAACGATAAATCTTAGCGATAATATAGCTACCTGGGTCACTAAGGCAAATACTACTGTCAACAGAATTGGTGATCTTTCATTATTAACAACTAGCCAAGACTCAAGCTTAGTTGGAGCTATTACCGGGTTAGATAGTGATATCAGAGGGCTTCTTGATTCGAATCTGCAAGCCTTTCAAAATGCTGATAGTGATATCAGAGGGCTTATTGATTCGAATCTGCAAGCCTTTCGAAATGCTGATAGTGATATTAGAGACCTTATTGATTCCTCAGCACAAGTGATTTTAGATAGTGCCATTGGTGATAGAACTTTATTAACTACTGATGCTAAGGATAACCTTGTTGAGGCTATTAATGAACTTCAGCAAGAAATATCAATACTTGATTCTGATTTAGCCTTTAATAGTCCTATTGGTCTAGTATCGGATCTTAATACTGATACTGATAGTAATATAGTAGCTGCCATTAATGAATTACATTCGAATATAGATTCAAATTATGGGGCATTAAATCCTACAACTGTAAGATCTTTATTTACTACTCAAGGAGATGCCTATCTTTCCTATGATTCAGCTACTGGGGCAATTACTAGTAATATAGCAATTGCTACTACTAGTACAGTAGGACTTGCATCTTTCTCATCGGGTGACTTTGCAGTTGCTGCCGGGGCGGTTTCGATAAAATCTGACGGGGTTAGTTATTCTCAAATACAAAATATATCAACTGCGAACAGAGTACTTGGATCTACATCATCCAACGGTGTAATTAGTGAAGTTCAAGTTCAAACTAATATGATTGCGGATAATGCAATAACTAAAGGTAAAATGGCAGATGACGCCGTAGGTCAAAATGAATTAGAAAATGTTGTTACATTACGAATATTAAACTCATCTGGAGCAACTTTAAAAACTTTATATGGCGCTGGTTAACATGTTACAAAGGTTTTATTATGGCACTTAGACGTCCTCTCTATTATGACTCTAACGGTAACCTTAGAGAATTCAATGATACCGATCTAGAAACTTTTCGGACATATTTCAGATATCTTTGGGCACTTTCACCTGGCGTGACTGTTTCCCAAGACAGTACTTTCCCATATACCTCTAACCTTCCAGGCGGTTATTGGACAAATACTTACACATATGCTGGTGTAGCAGATACTGGTACTACAGACTTCCCTACTGACGCGTCGACACCGAATATATCTGTGCAATCAAGTACTGCAGGCAAATTAAACCAGAACATTGGCACTGATGCAGCAACAGCAGATGCGACATTCGAGTATCCTGTATATCAAATTGTTACAGGTAGTGTTATCAGCATAAGATGCATGACACTGCAAGATATGTATGATACATTTGTCGACGATGCTATTCTCGATATAGTTAATGATCCTGAACATCGTGGTACTTATACAGTCCGCGGTCGGAACGATGCAACATTTACAGAATCGACCAAAACCTTCACCCGGCTGGGGAGTTCGGACCTATTCACGGATACCTATGCAAATCTTGCCGCGTATACCGCCGCCGGTATACCGGAAAGAATTGACCAATTAACTATCGGTACCTCATACCGGTTATATCGCGTTTCTAACGATACCGCCCTAGGTCGACCGTCCTATAGAAGACCGCTATTTGCTGAAGATACAGGTGGAAGTGACTGGAATTTAAAAGAAGGAAGTGATAGTTATATGGATGATAGATTTCAAAGTTTAATGCAAAACGCATCTCAGTCATTTGGGAATGGCAGAGGAATAAGATATACGTGCAACACTACTGCGGCTGGTTCAGAAACAAATCCTAGGATACAAGGAAATACTGTTACGGATACAAGATATAGTAATGACACTTCAGGATATACACAAAGTAGTGTTTATAATTCTGGTGATGATTATCGAGCACAAGATTTTCCAAATGGTACAAGACAAAATGTTAATCAATATGCACTTAGAATTTATGCAATTTAAGGGATAAGACTATGAATGAGGTAGAAGAATTTTATGAAAATGTTAATCCTAAAGAGCTTGAAAAAAGATTTGTAAAAGCTCGATTTTCAAATAATGATAGAACAGTTTTAAATATCACCTGGGCTCTTATTCATCCGGATACTGATAAAGAAATCGAGATGGATGAAACAATTGAAGTCCGCTTAGATGCTAATGGTGATCCAAAGGATCCACCGAAACAGTTTGAGGAGGTATTAAAGCACACTACAATAGATCAGATCCACGAGAATACTGCTATTTTTGTAAGAGAGCAACGAGAGCAATTTGAAAGATATGTCTTAGATTTAGCCAAAAGAGATGGACTTATTTTTGAATGGGAAAGTGGTAACGTAGAAGTATATAAAAAAATAATAACGACTTTATTCGCCGACTTTGATCCAATAAAAGATAAAGAAAAGTTATTCTATTTAAAGCTTCAGCTTTTTGAAATTGATCAGATTAAAAAGAGTAAAGATAGAGAAGCTAAGGCAGAACTGAGAAAAGCCCCAAATATACTTTTGGCGATGCAAAAGGCTATTGAGATCTATACTAAAGAATAACAGAAAAATCTTTATTAACACAATGTATGAAGTGACATGCTATCGATGGTTCTCTTGTTATATGGTCTAAAATAAAATTCCAACCCATACCAATATTAGTAAAAGGTATATTGTATCTTTCTAGTAAATAAGATACAAATACTTCATTATTTGGTATCCAGGCATCAGATATTAGTCCTGGATAAATATTATCATTCTTCGCCTGTTGCAATAAGTCCTTACATGGTTGTATATTTTCAGAAAATGCTAATTTTTCTATAGAATATTTATTAGCACCGAATACTCCTGTATTAACACATTCTTGACTACCAGTAACTCCTTCAAGTAGTAGCATTGCATTTTTAGCACAGCATTTAACAAACATCTCCATTGGATCCCATTCAAATTCCCATTCTGTTATTCTCCAATGGAATATATCGCGATCTGGTAATTTTGTAGATAAAGGATATATACAAAGATTATTTAAATCAAATCTATCAAAAAAATTTGTTAATGTTCTAGGTATTACATCAAAATCTAGATATAAAACTTCATCATAATATTTACATAGCTCTTCTATTTTTAAAATCTTATCGAATTGTATAATATTATAATCGGTTTCCTTTGTAGTGAATAATTCGTAATCAGCACCACAGGCTAAGGCATACTCTTTTTGTCTAGCCAATAAGAGATCTTTATATTCTAGAAATTGATTTCTTTTATAGCTAGTAGCTGATTGGTGTTGATCAACATTATCAGTATATAAACTAAATATTATTCTTTTCACACCAACCTCTTACAAAATTAAAATCTTTATTAATACAATGAATAAATTTCGTATTGTTTGGTATATAACTCCACTTATCCATAAAATAATGCCAACCTGTATCTAACAACTGTTGATAGGTTTTAACCTTATAGGCAAATACTGTTTCGTTATCATATCCAAATAAATTTCGAATATCATCTGGCCAGAAATCATCATTTATCAAATCGGTCATTAATTCTAAGGTATCGTTAAAATCACCGAAATAATCTAACTCCTTTAATCCTTCTCTGGAAGCACCTATAATACCGGTATTAAATGTTTCGGTTTTTCTACCTAACATAGCTCTGGCATTCCAGCTTTTGGCTAAAGGTGATCTTACGCTATGTCTTTCTCGATCTTTATCTTTCCATCGACTATTCCAATCTTCAGACATAATTGCGATACCCTTTGACAGATCCCACTCTTCGAAGAAATTTAGTTTTGTAACTGGGATAACATCCATGTCTAGATATAGTATCTCGTCATAATCTAGCTGATATAACAAATGCATCTTATAAAAATTAATAATATTATATTCAGATATTTCCGGGCCAAATTGTTTACTGAATTCAATATAGTTATCATCATAACCAAAGTGTTTATATTCTACGCCACAATGATTTGCGTACTGTTTATGTCTATCTAATAACCAGTTATAATTCTTATTGAATTTATTTTTATTTTCGAAATGTGAAACAGCATTTTGTATATCAACATAGAAGCTGTAGATTATTCTAGACATAACCGATAACCATAAATCGTTTATAGCCATTTTCCATCTTAAAAGAGCCTTTGTACATTATCTTTGATAGTCTAGATTTTTCTACAAGTTCATCCTCATTATTAACACAATTAATATGATCTTGAATGTGAAACATATTATTGCTTTGTAAAGCAAAAAGACAGCTAGACTTGTATTGTTTATCCTTTATTAATTCTGGAAGGTCTGGCATGTGCTCTGATGATGTGTTGATAACAATGTCCGTGTTAGGATCAAACTTATGAGGAGTCCTAACATCTCCACAAGTTGACTCTAATCGTTTATCACCAGTAGAATGTCTGTAATCCATAAACACGCGAATCGATTTTTCATCTAGATCAATATTATGAATTCTGTTTACGCTTAAATTTTGAGTTAGCAAACGCGTTATTAGTATACCGTTCCACCCACCGAATAATTGTATATTGGCGTTTTTTATATTTGCCATCATTAATGAGTCTGTTAACCATTGCTTAGACTCGATTTGTGATTTTGAAAAACTATCTAAGAAATGCTTTATATCTATATTTAATTCAATAGCACGACGCATCGAAATGTATACAGCAGGGTCAATCCCAGTAATGTTCGAATCCATTATAGCCTTCATCATCTAGTAAATATCTAGTTCCATTCCATTCGGTTTTTCT